TGACATCGAAAAAAGGATTTGTGACATTTTTCCTCAATATCATGGAACACAACAAGCATATTGTAATGGAAGAATATATCAATTTGGTTAAGACTCAGAACCAAGCTGTTGTTGACGAACTAAGACAAGAAGGATACATTTGTGTGTTCGTTCCTTGTTTTAATGAATCTTGTCGTGTTCAAAGAACAAATTTTGTTAATGATCCTCAAGAAACAAACTAATAGAAAGAAGAGTAATCAATGATGGCACTGGCATTTTTTGCATTAGCAACAATCGGACTAACAAATATTGTGGTTCATGGCAGAATTTTTGATTTGATCAGAATCGCTGGAAGAAGCATCAGAGAATGGATGCACTCAGCAAACTGGTCGAAACAATTATTTGAATGCTATGAATGCACAGGATTTTGGGCCGGTATGATTTGCGGATGGTTGATCGTTTCTGACCAATGGTGGCTCGTGTTAACGTGTGGATTTGCAGGCAGTACAATTGCCCAAACATTCACAGATGTCGTCTATCTACTTAGGAGCAAAATCGAATTTGAAGTAGACGAGGCAGATCATGATGAACCAAGAGAAAATTAAGCGTTTTTTAGTGTATTGCGAAATTTGTTCGTACAAGAAGATTTTTAACACAGACAAACCAGATGGATTGACTCAAATTAAAGTATCTGCTGTTCCAACAAAAATTCCAACTCTAATAAACCCAAGCATAAAAACAACAGATGTTGTTGATATTGATACACTTACCTCTCAAGGTTGGAAAAAAGTGGATGGTGATGGAAAAAGAAGTCTTGTGTTTGAATTAAATGGTCAAACAAAAACTCTAGTATCACAGAACAACCAATGGAAAGAATCTGTTGTCAATATTCCAGTTGTTCAACAGAAGCCAAAAGTCAAATGTCCCAATTGTGGCCGAGGCGTTGTTGTCAAATCTCTTCCTGATGTTTACTCTAAGTCATATGACGAGATTGACAAGAGAGAACAAAAGATCAAAGAGGATTACCAAAAGAAGAAGAGAATCGAGGATGGAACCCCGATTAAATACAAACCACCTGAATTCTTAGGATAAGATGAAGAAAAAAGTAAACATTCACGACATCAAACAAGCGTTGCTAGACGAAAGATTTCGGGCATCTCTGCCAGAAACACTTACAGAAGATGTTCAAAAGTTTTTGAAAAATCCCGGATGTGCTTGTAATCATCCAATTTATATGAGCGTGATGCGTAAAGCTGGCAAGGAAATTGCCAGTTACTTTCCAATGAAGGAAACTCCGCCTGCCGAAGAAATAGAGAAGAGTTTGGAGAGGTTTGCCAAGAATGAATGGCAAGTCATCAATTGCAGCATTCATGACCTTACAGCAGAACTCAGGAAGCTCAGGCCGGGGCGGAAGCAATTAGATGTTGCTCGCTGGGAAGATCAGGTCACTGTCGTAGTGAATCACATTGAAGATGTTTTCTAAATCAAGAAAACATCACTATAATAGTTCATGAAAACATGTCGCAAATGTGGTGATGAACTTGTAGAGTCAAACACCTATAACAATAACAGTCATGGTAATGTGTGCAAAGATTGCCACCGTGAATATGTAAAAAACTATTCTGCCAAAAGAAGAAAAAACGATCCTGCCAAGTGTCAATTGGCTGTCAATGAAAGCAAACGCAAAAAGAGGATTGCTGTAATATCGCACTATTCTCCAGACATGAAATGTATCTCATGTGGGTTTGATGATATGCGTGCGTTGTCAATTGATCACAAAGAAGGCGGAGGCACACAACACAGAAAATCAATTGGCAGCAGTGGTGGAGTGAATTTCTATAATTGGCTTCACAAAAACGGTTATCCAGATGGTTATCAGGTTTTGTGCATGAATTGTCAATTCATTAAGCTTCATGAAAACAAAGAGTGTGTGTTCTAAGACTTCAGATACAAAGACTTGCTATCCATAAGTTTTTCACAGCTTTCAATCATTTTCTTTGGATATGACTTGTATTTAGTCAAGTCCATTGGCCAAGGATCGCTCTTCAATCGTTTTGATCCCAGCAGAATCGCATTCTCGTAGAGTTCCATTGCTGTGTTGAATTTCTTGGTAAGGTGGTAATGAACATCTCCTGCAAGGCACCAGAATTCTGCCATCAATGGTTTGGCTGCTAAGCATATGGACAAATTTTGCAACGAAGGCACAACTTTCTTCATATGCATCAATTGTACCATGGAAAAATAGTAGTGATTCATCACAGCAGATATTGATTTTGTTTTATCTAAAAACATGTAATGCTCTGAAACTGCAAGGAACTCTTTCCAGCGACCAAGAGAAAGTAAAGTACAGGCTTCATAATAATACGGAGCTATAGCTGTTGGACTTTGTAGTTTCCATTCTTTAATTGCATTCAATAAATCAAGTTGATCTGTGCGACCAGTTGAATAGATTAGAATGTCAGATTCAACGCCGTCACCATCAATCATTTCATAAACTGGATTGATGAATTTTGGATTGCCAGTCCAAGCTCTTATGTCCTTTGTCAAAGTTTTGTTTTGCAATATTGTTGCATATGTCTGGCATGATATGTCATTCAATGTATGGCGTCCTTGAGCCACAGCTTCCCAAGGTTCAAGAAGTAAAGTTGGCCCAGAACTCATTTCTATAAGCTTATTTCTTGCTTCATTCCTGAAGCAATCCATGTTATACACTTCTGCGAATTGTTCCGCAATTTGCACAGTTTCATCCGTGCTGCCAAGATCAGCAATCATTATTTTATCAGCCCATTGAACTGATTCAAGAGCTTTTTGTATTGTCTTGGCATTGTTCTTTGTCAGCATGTGGACAGTTAGCATCAAACTTCCTTTGGATCAGTTCTTCAATTGCTTTGGCTTCATTGTGCAGATTGCAACTTTTGTACTTAGACAATAGAGCGTGATATGCAACCAGACTTCTGGGATTAGACAGCAATTCAGCGTACAACTTTATTATTTCCATACTACTCTTAATGATAGTGGAAAAAGGAATTTTCATTGAAGATTGAGAGCCGTGATGCAGATATATAAATACCCCTTAATCACCCAGTCGGAGTAAAATGGCCAACGAATACCTTAATAACAAGACATTTGAATCAATCATTCAATTATTTCAGTTTCACAAAAGAGAAAAAGAACGATACAACATGATGGTCGGAGACTGTCAAGAAACTCACAATCGAAGATTGATTAAGTATAAAGATGAGGTCAAAAAAGATAGGTTGGACGATGTTGTTGTCAAATACAATGAATCATGTGTTAATTTCAAGGACTTTCAAAATCAATTAGCATATGCTTTTTACATTCTAGCAGAGAATATTACTAACTATGCCAAGTTTAGCGGAATTGATGTAGATGATGCTATTCAAGAAGGCGTGCTAATATGCTTTGAGAAAATTGATCGTTTTGATCCAAGAAAAGGCAAGGCATTTAATTACATGACGACTTGTATTTTGAATCATTATAGGCAGCTTTATAGAAGTGCCAGAAACTACAATGAATTAAAAAAGAAGTATATGATATACTTATCAGATAAATTTGATAGTGTTGTTACTAGAAATGGCAAAGAAAGATCCCAAAATAGCAGAAGCTATCTTGACAGAGACTCTACTTCATGGTAAATTTATATGGATATGAACAAAGCTAGTGTAACCAATCCGGTATATGCTATCGAAATGCAAGAAATCATAGACAAGCTTCGTAAAAACGGGCACGGTGAATTACTTGAATGTCTCTTAGATGATGACAACGAGTGTTACACCAAGCGAGGGCGGCTTAATAAAAGTGCCACCATTCGCAAGCTCGGTTGGAAAAGCAAGCAACTGGAAGATGCTCTCGAAGGAATGAGAGAGATCCTTAATGGAGAATTTCAGTTGTTTGAGATTGACGAAGACGAAGAAGATGAAGAAAACGACGATGACTAAGTTGTTAATCTTCTCTGATATATGCTCTTGCGTATCGTAGTGTAACCTCACACATGACAAGACCATTTTGAGTCATATCAAGTGGTTGAAAATTCACCGATTGTGGCCAACAGTCGTCGTAGACCCACGTCTCGACGACATCGCCGTAACCGTCGAATAATTGTAGTGTGCATTGTCTGATAAATCCTACAGTTGGACCCGATTTTGCATTGGGTTCAACAAATGTAGCTTTTTGTGCATCGATAAAATACAATTCATTAAGCCATTTCCAGATCGGATGGGAGCTTTTCTGTAAATCAAACACTGTGACTGTGATTGGTTTCCAATCTGGTTTGGCAGGATAGAATACTTCTTCAATCATGTGTTGTACATTCATTTCTTTGAATGACAAGCTAGGTCTTGCACTTTTCTCTGGTGGCAAACATTGCATGCTTCCAGAAGAGCTTAGATCTCCAATGACATCATCAACTGTAAACATCCAGCGGAACTGCCTTTTGCAAAAGCGTCCATCGCCTTCCAGTCCCATTTGCATACCCATTTTAGGCATAAATCTTCTCCAAAAAAATAAGGGGGAGGATCTAAAAATCCTGCCCCCTTATCATAGTCATTCCAAACTTAGATACCGCAAGGTGAGCAACAAGGTTGAATAGGAAATACTGGACATACAGGAGTATACTTAACATCGCTGTATCGCAATGTAAGTGCTATTGTACATTCTTCAGAAGAAGAATAGTCAAGTTCACCAAAATCAATTGCAGTTGGCCACATGTTATTAAGCTGCCATGTTTCTATAAGCGTTCCACAACCGTCATACATGTCAAGAATTCCAGTAGCAGAATAGTCACGACGCATTGACCCCATCTTTAAGTTGATTGGATCTGTGAAATCGTACAATGAGGCCATCCAGTCCCACAGTGGTTTAAATGAACCAATGTTGGACGGATTAACGGCATCAATGTATGTTACTGTAATTGTTTCCCAAGTAGCTTTACCCGGAATAAACATCTTTGCATTCAAGAAATTGATTTCTGTTTCTTCGATTGCAAGATTTGGTCGTGCAGCCGTTTTAACATAAGACTTAGGAACAAATGCACCTTGATTACCGCAAATTCCGGTAATCGTAAAGGTGTATCTGAATTTTCTCTTGAATATCGTGTTATTGAAGCCAAGTGCTCCAATACCCATTGGCTGTGCCATACGATTCTCCTGTTCTGATTAGTTTCCGCAACCTGAGCAGCAACCAGTTGGGATGAAGTCTGGGCAGTAGCTTCTGTAAACAACGTCCCAGTAACGGAGCGTTAGTTCGATAGTTGCTTCTTCTGAAGAAGAATAATCCAGTTCTCCAAAGTTGATGCCTGTTGGCCACATATGTTGAAGTTGCCATTGTTCGATCAGAACACCACAACCGTCATACATGCTGAGAACGCCTGTGGCGTCCCAATCACGACGGTTTCCCATCTTAAGGTTTACCGGTCTGTAAAGTCATAGACTGTGGCGAGCCAATTCCAGAGACTCTGCATTTCTGTGTGTGCCACGTCCATGTAGGTGACTGTAATTGTTTGCCAAGATGCTTTTCCGGGAATCCACATCTTTGCATTCAAGTGATTGATTTCTGTTTCTTCAATTTCAAGGTTCGGACGAGATGCCGACTTGATAAAGTATTCTGGAACTACGTTTTTCTGGTTGTTACAAAATCCTTGAATTTCGAATGTCCAGCGAAACTTTCTCTTGAATACAACATCTGGTTGTCCAATGACACCGATGCCCATTGGTTTACGATCTGCCATTTGTTACTCCTGTTGTTTATGAATCACAACCCTTACATTGTCCATTTGGTGTGACACCGCATTTTCCTGCTATTGGTACTATAAATGCTTTGTCGTATCTGACAGTAACTTCGATAGTACATTCATCGTTTGATGAATAATCCAGATCTCCAAAATTGATTGCTTGAATAAAACAATTTTTAAGAGTCCATTTTTCTACTACTGCTCCACATCCATCATAAAGTGCAAGTAGTCCGTCACCTGCCCAACCTTTTCTTTCAGATTGAGGCAGATCAATTCCTTTTTGACCATATGTTTGGAAATCATATATAGTCGCTGCCCAGTCATAAAGACCTTGCATCTCACTACCAGCCACATCTATATATGTGATATTAAGCGGTTGCCAACGACCTTTGCCCGGAATCCACGTACTTGCATTTAGAAATTGAATTTCAAGTTCATCAATTTCTAATTGAGGACGTGCCGCTACTTTGACATAATGCTCAGGAACTTTACCCCATGGTCCAGAAAACTGAATAGTATATCTAAATTTACGTTTGATTATTTTTCCGGGTTGGCCCACATTGCCTATGCCCATTGCTTGAACCATATTGTGACCCCTTACTAGAAAAGTTCTCAGGGCAGGACAATCCTGCCCTGAGAATCATAGAAAATTAGAACGTGGTTGTGTCAGAATCAGAGAAATCTGAACCTGTTCTGTGAATTGAGAATTCTATAAAAATGAATTCTGCTGCTTTGATTGGAATGACTCCGATTCTTGCACGCA